TATGTAGTCATTTACTTCACCGTAACCATCGATGCTATAGTGAAATCTTACACGTTTAAACTGCGCCCAAAGGTCAAATAAATCACTACGCCATTCAACTGCGTTTGAGTTATATCTTAGTTCTATGTTCTTAGCGTTGCCCCTGCGTATACATTCTTCAAGCAAATCATAGTGTTCTTCAATTATTAAACTTTCACCACCGGCAAAATACAATTGATACATATGCGGAATCTGTTCATACAAGTCATTCCAAAATCTAGGATTGTTCTTGTGCCAGTTATAGCTAGCACCGTCATTCTGTCCTTTATTTTCCCATTGGCTAGTGTTCTTTAGTTTCTCGTTCTCTATCTTTGGGTATATAGATGACCATTCTTTGATCCAACCAGAACTATCATGTGGGCTACACATGACACAAGCCAATTGACATTTACTTCCCATACGTAAATCAATATATCGTATCTTTGGTGGGATTTTGCCATGTATATCAGTCTCGTCTATCAATTCATTCAAATCAAATCTTTCAGCCCAATAATTAGTTTCCCAATTGCGTTTACTTAAATGTCCTGCATCTTCTTCTTTATAGCACTTTAGACAACTCGCTGGCTTTTCGCCTCGCAACATCATCTTGCGTACATTACGCATATAGCCAGAGTTCCATGCTTCTTCTAAACTGGTATGATTGAAGTTTGAAGGAACACCATCGTCTTTGCGAACAATACCAACTTCACCTCCACCTACTTTTATATTAGAATCAGGGTCTTGAACGGAACTAGCATTGCTAGTACAGCAGGTACGCATCTTGCCATCTGGTCTGCTGCTTAAGTGCATCCACGGCAAAGCGCAAAAAGTAGATGATAGTTTTGTTTTATCTGTCATATTGCGATTCCACTACATCAAATTCTTTCGTGCATTTCATAGCACATACTTTTAGTTTACCTTCAGCACAGTTTGGTTTATTCCAACTGTTCTCTATATCTTCAAATATCCCAGTCGAAAACACATGTTCTAGTCCAAACCTTTTTGCATTCAATGAATCCTTGCCGCCGGCTTTATCGATGAATTCCCATATCTGTTCAACTTTTGGGTCCGCTTGCCACCACTTGTACATCCTACCAGCAGTCCAACAACAAGGTAATATTATGCCTTCGGCACTGATATACATGCTGCCTTCATCTTTTACTCTACACGAAATCTCTGCAACATCATAATACTCATCCATTGAGTTGTATTTTTTGATGATCGCATCTTGTTTTTTAAGAACTGAATTTTGTAATTCGCTTGACGGTTTTTTAATTTCTATTGTTTTCTCACCTTTGCGATTTACCGCTTGATGACTTTCTTTTGGAAAAGTGTTGCTAATTAAAAATCTTGAACTTTTCTTAACTATGAATTTTTCAAATCCCCATTGTTCTGATAGCAATCTTGCTTCTTCTACTTGATGCTGATTAAAATCAAATACTAAAAAATCCCATCTTGCTCTCCCGCCCGCATCGATAAAGGCATGCATAGACCTTTCAACAATACTCCATTTGACATTCTGTCTATACAGATGATTGGTATCTGCTAATCCATCTACACTGAAAATAACATTTCCTTTTTTGTTAATTATTTTGGCTAGTTTAGACCACCAATCAGTATCTCTAGCACCCGCGTTAGTATTCATACTGATCCACATGTCAGCATTATGTTTACGAACGTACTCTAACACTTCTAACGTATCTTCGGCTACGATAGGGTCACCATGATTACCGCATAGTTGAATAGATACTAGTTGTGAAATAAACTCCGGAGGCATGATTCTTTTTATATCATCTAATGATAATTCACTTAAGTCTAAGTGTGGGTTTATTTCTCCTCCGTTAATATTTCTATCACACATACTACATGCTGCTTGGCATCGTTGTGTTATTTCTAAATGAATTCTTTTTATATCTGACAGTTTATACATAGTTTAAATCTTTTGCTAATTGAGGGACTTCATCCCAGATACTGAACGACTTCTGTTTATCAGCTAGATTAGTAAATTCTATAAATTTCTTCTGTAATTCAACATCAGGTTCGCACGGTGTTTTGATGTAATTAATCAACTCATCTAAAAATCTATATTTTATTTGAATGTCTAGTGCTTCAAGTCTACGTGCTATTTCCAATCTAGATTTTAACGGGACAATACTATTCACATTCAAGTGTTTAGGATTTATGCATATCTGTTTAAAGTTTAACCACCAATCAGTATCCAATAACAATTCGTTCATATCCATAATATATTCTGGCAATGTATAAATGTTATAAGGCATAGTCACATGTATTATTGATCCACTAGCATTATTGATGCTTGCCATCTGCTTGATGTTTTTCTTTACTTTCTCATAGCTACTTATCCTATCATATCTCACCCAATTGCTAACATCATCAGATCCGTCTACGCTAACACTAAAAAATACACTAGGAAATTTTGAAAAAATATCATTATATTTTTTAGTCCATAATGTTCCATTAGTTATGATCTCTACGCTTTTACATCCCTTGCTCAGTAACCATTCAAGCATATATTCAAAGTCTTTAAACGCAAATGGTTCTCCACCTTTAAAATTACATCTCTGTATTTCAACAAACATTTTATCTAACACATTATCGATGTATTTTCGTTTGAATCTAAATGGTTCATACATTTGTTGATTTCCCAACTTATGCATTATTCCATCTGGGTCAACTTTTAACCATTTGGTACTGTTCCTGCTACTACACATAACACACCATAGATTGCATACATTGCCTAAATCAATGTCCATGTTGATCGGTCTACTATAATCCCACTTGTGTATTGCAGCAGAATGTCTTAGTGCATTTCGTTGGCTAATTAATTTATTGTTTTCTTTATCTATACAATTTTTACATATTTTATTAGTAGCACAATCACCTGATTGAATTTCTTCTTTGCTGTCTATCCATAACTTACTATTGAAAAAGTTAGTCCAATCTAAGTCATCATCCAAATGACATAATTTAGTGTTTGTTGCACAACATACTTTCATATGACCCTGTGGGTCAATGTCTATACCCATCTCAGGCGCTGGACAATATTTTTCCAATACTATTGCATTGTTCATTTAATTCCTATTCGCATATATCTTGTGTATTTTTCCAATGTCAAATCACCTTGATATAAAATTTGAGTCATTGGTGTTTGTTTGGAGAATTCTTCTAGGCTACTTACACAGTTAATGTGTTCTTCTACATCAAAGAAATCGTTTGATTGTAGTATCACCATCTTACCTTCAGGTATCTTACTATACCAAATATCAAAATCTTTTATATGTTCACAGCTTGTATTGATAATGGTATTTGGAACCTCAATAAAAGGATAACTCATTCTATTGTTGGCTTTACTCCAGGCTTGCCATTGATGTGTGGAATAGTTTATATTAAATATATCGTCTGCTACTGCTTTGAATTTCCAATTTTCTTTGACCTTGTTAGAGTTAATAGTATCAGCTATAGCAATACACGACTCATCAATATCAAAGCTACGAATCTTATCTATTTTACAACTGCTATCAAACAGCATTGGTGCTAATGTTGCATACCATCCGGCACATAAAAATATAGTACCTAACGGTAAATTTAATTTTTCTAATTCAGACACTAACCATCTTTTGCTTTTTAATTGGCCCCAACTAAATGCATCGGATAAATCTGCACCCTCATTATCAACTGCATTGCGTAATTGGTTGAACAAGCTATTATTAGTCAGTATGAACAGTCTTCCAAATACATCTTTATCATCCGTCCAATTAATTGGCATCAAATCTCCCTTTTAACCAACCAAAATCATTTATCATCTTTAGTGCTTCTATATCACCGGCGTTCTCTTCGCCATACTTCCTACCTGCAGCCGCACCAGCTAGTGCAACTTCACCGTAAGGTCTGACCAATCCTACATGACACCATGTCTGTAGCCTACCGAATGTCTCGAGGTCATTCTGTCTGTCTATGACCTTGCTAGCAAGCTTGCAACATTCTCTAAACGCGCTACGCCATGTACTGAATGGATCACTATTGAAACTAGTGATATTGCTCAGTTCAAATACAGGTTTGTATTTATTACTGATGCTAGTGGTCATGTCGGGTTTACTTGTATCCATATTCAATGTCAATTGTCTAGGTAATAACTTCACACCACCATAACCATACTCTAAGTCATTGATGGGATTCTTGCTACGCCAGACATGTACGGTATCCATCTTATCAGGATGCACGATATAATCAAAATTGAAACTGTCTACTATAA